CTTTTCGATAGTAATAGCAGCCAAAGTATCGGCGAGTTGTGTTGGGGTCGGGATCCCATCCGGGCTGCCGGAGGATATCGGGTCCGCCTCGACGTAAATCTCGATCACGCCGGGCGCGAGATCGTCCTTGTACGGGTAAGCCCGGATGATCCCGGGGACCGCCTCGGCCCATCTCTCGTAATCCGCGGGCGCCCCGCCCTGGGGCTGGTGCTGATATGCGTCGAGGACCCGCTCCCGGTAATCCTCTTCGCTTTCCCCATCGGTCGCGGTTACGGTGCGCGCGAGGACCGTCGCCTCCCGGGCGACGTTCTGCCGGGGATTCGCAAAAACCAGGACCGCGCCGGCGTCCAGATTGCCGATAGTCCCCGCGCCGAGGCCCCCGGCTTGGTCCGCGGCGGCTTTTACGCTGATTTCGGCCGTCGGCCCGGTGAGGGCGACGCGCGTCTGGACTAGATAGGTGACCCCGTTATCTTGGCCGAGCAGCTGCTCGCCCGGCTGGATGGCGCCGGTCGCGACCAGGACGGTCACCTCTGCGGTGAGCTCCGCCTGAGTTGCCGGGTCCGGGGCGCCGATCCCGCGCTCTGCGGCGAGCGCCTCCAGGGGCCGGACTTTCCGGCCGAGGATCTCGGTTTCCTCCAGGTCCGCGGTCTCGGCGTATTGCTGCAGGAAAATATAAGCCGCGTACTTAAAAAGGGTCACATAGAGCGCCGCGAGGACCCGGGCGGTCACGCCTAGGAAAGATTTCGGGACCAGCCGGATGACGGATCCGAAAGCCGTCTCCCATGCGGCGATCAGACCTGCCGCGACCTCATCGATAGTTGGGACCCTCGGGGCGGTTGCCATCTTCTACCTCCCAAAAAGAAAAAACCGACCGAATCCGTCTATAAAAAGATTCCGGTCTGTATCGACCCAGTATGCCGATAGGGACCCGGTCGAGGATGGGACCTCGAGCCCCGCAAATTCCCCAGCCTGAGCCCTCCAGTTGAAGGAAAAATTGAATTCTTCTTCCCGGCCGTCGGCGTTCACGCGGCCCGAGATGTCGACTTGGTCTTTTTTGGTCAGCCTCGCCTCGCCCTCGACCGCTGAGGCGGCCCGCGTCCGGGATAGAAAAGCCAGATCAGAATTGACCGCCGCCTGGATCCGTTTGACCCCGTTTGAGGTCGGGGCGAGGGTTGCGAGTAGGTATCCGGTATTCCCGCGGTATTGCCGATCCTCTGGTTGGCCGTGATTTCCCCACCATGACCGCGAGGTGTCGCCTGTCCCGGGATCGTCCTCATTCCCGCCGACCAGCCCGAGCAGGGCGGCGGTCTTGAATCCCGAGGTCATCTGGACCGCGCCGTCGATAAAGACGATATCCCCGCCATCCGGGCCGAGAATCATCGCGACGTCGCCCGCCGGGCTGTTTGTCTGGGATATCCCGGGATATATCCGCGCCATCATTCGACCTCGATCGATGCCGCGGACCCGGCGACGGTCGCGCCCGTGATCTCGGTTGGCGGGACCGGGGGGAGAGTTCCGCCGCTAAGCGGGACCAGGATCGCATTAGCGGCCGCGACCCAGGCCCAAAAATTGAGCGCCGGCGGGATGTTTGGGATCCCGATCGTGACCGAGTCGCCGTCTCGGGCGACTGGGCGGCGAGCGCCTCCCCCGACTTTGCATAATTTCCCGCTTTTCGGCGTTATCAATATAGACCCATCGGCCTTGACCCAGATCTCGGCCACAAGGGCGCCGGCTGAGTCCCGGGAGTAGATCCGCGACTCTCCGGCGCCGGCGTGGTGTCCGGCCGCCTGCAGGTCAAGGCAGCCCGCCCCTGCAGGCTCCCCGGTGGAGGTCCCGGGGACCTGGAGCAAAAGATCATCTCTCAAGGGACGCCCGTCGAATCCCGGGGGCTGAAATAAAGGGGAGTTATTCTCGGGCCCGTCGCCGGCCCGGACCTCCAGATATCGCCGGCCGCCTTGCGTGGCTCGCGTGGTTTCCAGGATGGGGGCGATCACGCCCACGGGCGAGCCTTGGGGATGGCCCCAGAGAAAGCGCCGGGCAGGACTAGGGAGAGCGCCGCGCTTTCGCCCGCTGCCGACCGCCTGAGGGTAACCGATCGGATCAACATCTTGGTCCTATTATAGACTAGGATTTCGGGCCCGTAAAGGGTCAGAAAAGCCCCCGGGCTCCAGAGGGCCCCTTTTAGGTTGTCCCAGGCTGCGACCTCGACATCCCAGGAAATCATCTCGGGGAACATCCGGGCGGCTTTCGCCTCGGCTGCGGCTTTGATCGACCCGCCCTCCGTGCTATCCGCCCGGAAAACATAGGGGCGCCGGACTTTCGAGAGGGACTGGATCTTTACGGTATGCCGGCCGCCCGGTTCGCGCGCGGTGGTGGGGCGCCATGCGGTCACGTCCGAAAAAGCTGCTCCCCCGTCGACTTTTACGCTCGCGGCTAGGACTGGGGCGATCCCGAAAGTCAGATCCGCGAGGACCGGACCCGAGGTCTCCGGTTCTTTTTTTATCGTGAGATTTCCGTCGGCGTCATCGGCGACCAAAAATCCCCGCAGTTGCGCGAGGTCCGCCAAAAAAGAAAAGGGCGCGCCTCCGGGGTCAAGTGCGACCTCATCGAAAGCCGCGCCCGGGTCCCCGGTGAATCTGAGCTTTATCCCCATCGCCTTGCATATTCGGGCCGCGATCCTGTCGAGCTTTTGGCCCTTAAAATTCATCGGGAAAGCCGCGATCGGCGGCGTGCAGTCGGTGAGGACCCCGGGGAGGGAGATACAAGCGAGCGTCCCCTTTCGGTCGGTCCCCTCTGAGGAAAAAGCCGGGCTCTGAGCGTATCCCGTGATTAGTGTCTTTCCTCGGGCCGACATTCGGATCGGCTTATAGGTAAAGGGCTCGAATCTCGCGCGGTTTTTTTTGTCGCCGGGTATAAAAGGGGTCGATATTGTCGCGGTTCTCAGGCTGTCGATTTCCAGCTTAATCTCCAGGTCGATCCAGTCCTTGACCTCCGCGCCGGCGATGACAATTTTCGGGACCGAGGCGCTCAGGTCCTGCCGACGCTCCGGCATCTCTCGGGGTGTAGCGTTTGGGTCCTCCGGGACCGTGATCGTGAGGCCGGCCGCGAGCGGCTCGATTAATCCCGGATTTGCGTCTCGCAGGTCCGAGGCGCCCGAGTATGACCCAAAAACCCGGAGGGAGACCGCGGCCCAGGTATCCCCGGCGATGCTATATGTAATAGACAAGGCGGCGCCCCCGAGGGATTTCGAGGATTTCGGACCCGGTCAAATTGTTATTGAGGATCACGTCATCGATCCGGGATGGGTCGCCGTAAATCTCCGCCGTCACGTCGACCAGGGCCCGGGCCCGGTCGGTTATGATCGCCCGCTCTTGCATAAGCGTATAACTTTGAGTTACCAGGATCCCTGCGGCGATTGTCGCAGCCTCGATTAGATCGGCATCGGATCCGTCCGCGTTTGCTGCGACGGGGGACTCGGGCTTAATCTCCGCGACTTTGGCGGTCTGGGCTTCTTTCCATGCGATATATTGAGCCGCGGCGGTCTGGATTAAAAGCGCAGCGGCGATCGCGTCGTTCCGCTTTTCCCAGGGCTCCGCGACCGCGGCCTCTGTTATTCCCAGGACCAGCGCCGCCGCCTGGATCTTGCGCGTTTCCTGGACCACGTCCAGATCCGGCCCCTGTTTGCCGATATCGAAAGTTTCCTTAAATAAATCAAAAACCGCTCCATACGCCCCGGCCAGCCTGGCCCGGATCCGTTCCGGTGCGGTCAAGATCGATTGCGTGGTCAAGAGTATGGTACTCGCGAAAGCCGCGGGCTGGGTCGCGAGATTGAGGATGTTATCCTCCAGCGCGCGAATTTTATTTAGTAACGGCACGCGGACCCCGAAATTCTGGCCCTGGATCGCGGCGTTTAATTTTGTCACCATCTTGTCAAAGTTTTTGAGACCCTCGGCGGCGATGTTTGCGATCGCGGTGACCGATTTCGGGAGTCTAAGGCCCTTGATCGCCTCCGCCGTGATCTTCTCCCGCGCGCTCGCGAGGGACTCGGCGACTGCAGCCGCGGGGACGTCCACGGGGGAGGCGAGCGCGAGATCCGTGGTTTCCGCGAATTCCATCTGGATCGCGGTGACGTTGGCGGCGGTTGCGAGGTCATCCCGACGGGTAACAGCCCCGAATGGGACAACATAGGCGACCCCCTGGAGGGGGTGCTCCAGCCGGCCAAATCCGCGCTCTTTTAATCCGGTCTCGAAAGCCGCGGCCTCTTTATCACAGTCGCCGCCTTGGAAATATAGGACCATCGGGAAAGTCCGGCCCGTGTAGCCGTATTCCCGGATCAGGGTCACGCTCTCTGCAGCGAAATCGATCCGCTCAGTCTTTTTTTCCCAGGAGTTCTCGAGGTCCTCGAATTTTGGAGTAAATCGATTTCCCTTTGGCGAGGTATATGCCAAAGCCTGGAGGCGATCAGACCAGGACATTATCGGGCCCCCGCGGGTGCGAAAGCCCCCGATTTTGAGAGCTTGAACGGCGCCGGGGCCGGCCCGCGGCCCTTGGCGCCGGCGAGCTCGACGGGATTCCCGCTCTGGTTTTTCACGGTGAGGGTCGCCTCTTGTTTGTTTATCGTCTCGGATCTGGTCGACGTCTGGGCCATCCCCTGCATAAAAGCGCGCTGTCGAGCGCCTCCCGTCTCGGCGACGTCTTTCGGGGAGGTATACGGGGCGGCCCTGTTTCCCCGGGTGACATTCTCGGTAACGTCCATCTCCAGCTTGACCTTGCGGCCGAGCAGACCGAGGACCCGGGCGACGTTCTGGACTCGGCCGATAAACCTCCCGATAAACTCCGAGAATTTGACCAGATTATCCCAGACCATGCCGAAAAATTTATTGATCGAGGCCCAGGTCTTTACAATCCATCCGGTCCATTGTTTCCAAAAGACGATCGCGAGGACTAGGGTCGCGATTAGGGCGACCACAAGGGCGATGATCAGGCCGATCGGGTTCGCCATAAGTGCGATGTCGAGCGCGACCTGGGCGGCGTGCCAGAGCCAGGTCACGGCGGTTATCGCGAGCATCACGCCCTTGTATATTCCGGCGATGACCATAAAAGCGATCTGCGCGCCCTTTGCGAGATTAATCGCGACCTGGAGCGCGACCCAGGCCGCCGCCAGCCCTCCGACGATTTTCGCGAAATCGACCAGCGCCCCGCCGGCTTCCGTGCCTAAAAATTTAATTAGGTCTGTGTTTTTGTTGATGACTTCCTTTATGGCTATCGCCCAGTCATTCGCCTTTTTTATAAGCGCCTCGATATCGTCCTTGTAAAGATTAAAAATCGCGAGGCTCACGCCCTCGACGCTCGATTTCAGGATGTCCATCGCCCCCTGGACTGTTTCCCGGAGGGCTCTCGCCATCTTCTCTGAGGCTCCCGTCGCGTTGTCGGTTTGCTGGGTCATCTGCTCCAAGAGCGATATATTCCGGAGCAGTAGCTGAGCGCCGGCGATAGGCTCCCGGCCGACTATCTGTTTTAGCTTTAGCATCCGGTTCCCGGATTTTTCGAGCGCGGTATCGAATCGCCGCAAAAATTTGATCGGATCTTTTAGTTCGTCGCCCATTTTTGCGGCGGAGAATCCCAGGCTTTCGAGGGCTTTTTTCCCGGGCCCGTCCGCCGCGGCGAGGCGCAAAAACATATTCTTAAGTTGCATCCCCGCCTTCTCTCCCTTGGCGACGGGCGCGATAACGCCTGCCATTGCAAGAAAAGAATGCATCCCGATCCCCGCCTCTTTCGCGACGCCGCCGCCCGCTTGGATCGTCTCGTACAGATCCCCGAGGCTGACCGTGCTCGCGTTCGCGACGGTCGCCATCGTATCCATGATATCGGTCAAGTTCCGCGAGAGGGCCGCGGTGTCGGCGGTCATCATGCCGAAAGCCCCCAGGGAATCCGCCGCGATGCCCGAGGCGGTCCCCAGGTCTACCTCGGCCGCGGTTGCGAGGTCCACAACGCCCGGGAGAGTGGCGATCGCTTGCTTCGCGGTAAAGCCCGCTTGCGCGAGCGCGGTCAGAGCCTCCGCCGTCTGCTGGGCTGTAAATTCGGTTACGGCTCCAGTCCGGAGGGCTGCGTCCCGGAGCTCATTGTAAGCCTCGGATCCGCGCTGGATGACCCCGGGGAATCGCGCCGCGGCGCCCATCAGGCTTTTCTCGAATTTCGCGCCGGTCTGGACTATATTCCAGCCGAGGGCCCCGATCGCGGTCCCGCCGATCATGGCCCCGGCTGTGATCGCGCGGAGGGCGCCGCCCATTCCCCGGGCGACGCCCTCGGCTTTCGCTATTCCCCGAGTTGTGGACCGGGAAAGAGATCGGACTTTCGCCTCCATGCGGGCCAAGGGCCCCGACATCTTGTCAACGGCTCGAAAAACTGTCTCCGCGCTGAATCTCACGGTCGGGCCTTTCTATCGCTCTTCGCAGCCTCTCGCGCCGCCCGTTTCAAGTCCTCCCGTAATCCCTCATACCAAAAGACGATCTCCCAGTAGTCCATCGATCGCGGGTCCGGGAGTCCTGGGTATTCCCGAGTTATGGTCCAGATCATATCCCGGATCGCCTCGGATCGGGTCCGGCCTCCCTGCTCCGAGCCTCCCCGGATTACGACCTGGACCTTTACGACCCCAGATAAAGCAGCGCGATCGCCTCGGCGACCTTAAGATCCCGTCCGTCCATCCTCGAAAAGACTGCGGACGCTTGTCCCGTCATCGACCCCAGGCTCGAAAAGATCCGATGGATCGATTCGCGCTCCTTGTACTTGTCCCAGCCGAGGCGATCGGCTCCCGTCGGGATCTTGAAAGTCATCGCGGGGACATCCGAGAATTGCGGGGTAAAGTGGGGATTTCCTTCGTCATCGATCACAAGGGCCCCGGCGCGGATTTTGCGCTCCAGCCGGGACCGCATCCCCTTGAATACCTCGCGCTCATCCTCGGCCATGAATCCTTCGGCGGTGTCGATGTCCCAGGTCTCCGCCCATCGCTCAAATTCCTGCGAGGCGACTTCCTGAGAAATCACGTCCTGCCGGCGCCTGTCCCTCGGTTCTGCTTGGCTTTTGTCTCCCATCGTTCTTTCCTCCCGTTTTGATATTCGACCGGCTGAGCCCGCCGCGGTAGTGGCAGCCCGGGAGACCCCGAACGGGGGGCTTTTTGACTACTAAAGCCGCGGCGGACTCGGCCGGTCGAGATCCTACTGTTTGGATAGGGTCCCGGACCCCATCAAGTTGACCGTCGCCGTCGCGGTCTGGGTCGAATATTGGAATTCGCCCTGAATCTGCAGGACACCCTGCCAGATCTGACCGCCGGCCAGGATCAGGGACGCCGGGAAAAAATCCTTGCCATCGGCGAGCCCTTGCAGGTATTCCTGATCTCCCCGGTCATCGTCGACCGAGAGGACCAGACCCGAGAGCCCGGCGGGGACGCGCGTCTTTTGGAGGCGCGCGCTCCCGTCGCCGTTGGCGAGGACTTCATTCTCAAAGCCCCCGACCTTCCGCGTGACATCTGCATCGGCCGCGACCGGAAAAACCCGGCCGGCCAGGGTTGCGCTTTCAATGGATCCGCCGACTGGCATCTGATAATCCTCCCTTTCGGCCTTGCCGAGTTATTGGAACATGAATCCGAAATATAGCGTAATGGAGGTCTGGGCGAGGTTTCCGCTCAGCCAGACCTTGATCGCGATGTCCATCCTGCGCGGGTTGGACCCGTTGATCTCGGCGACCATCTCCGCCTTGGATTGCGCGGCGTTTAAGATCATACCGTCGAGTTCCGCCTTGTCCAGCATCGCCGCGAGATATGCTTTCGCCATCGATGGCTTGCGCGCCCGGGGATTGTTGGTCGCCTGGGAGTCCGGGATCAGGGGGCCGCCGCCCCAGGTCGCGCTATTGAAAATCGCGTCGATATTGTAGACCAGATTCTGCAGCTTGACCTGGTCGACGGCGTATTGATACGCCGGGAACGGGTCGCCGGACGGGTGGAAAAAGGTCACGGTATCCGAGAGGTTGACCACGTTGTCGATGACCTCGACGGTCGAGGACCCCGCCTTGATGGCGGCGTCGCGCTGGGCGAAATCCCATTGATCCCCATCATCTCCGGGGGTGATCCCGGTGAGTGCGAGGTATGCGTAATCGGTTGCCGGATTCGAGTTCGCCATCTTGACCAGTCGGGCGAGCCCGCGCGCCGCGACCACAAAAGGTAAGTTGACCGAGCCGGGGGCGACAAATTGGCCGTTATTCCGGTCGGTTTTGCGGGCGTCCGAGATCGCGGTCGCGCTTGCGACGCTGGCCGCCGTGTTGCCGCTCCAGACCATCGCCGGCTTATGGACCAGGGGCCCGCGGCGACCCTCGCCCCAGGTGGCGTAAAGTCCGAGGGTTGTGGTGTCGGCGACGTCCAGACAGTTGAGGATCTGAGAGACCCAGAGGCTCCCGATCTGATTGAGCGCCGTCGAGACGTCCGGATTCGCGGACCCGGTCACGGTCTGGGCGGTGGCGTAGGTGATCCCCAGGTCCTCCCCCTCGACCGAGACGCTGATCGCGTTGCTGCTCGCGCCCTTCCATTTTGCGGTCAAGACCACGATGTCGCCGGAGGTAGAGGCGACTACGGGCATGGATAGGATCGCGTTGATCGCGGCGGCGATCCTGGTTTCGAGCGCCGTCCCGAGCTCGCCCGTCGCGACCGCGTAAGCCTGGGATTCGATTCCCGAGACCTTGACTTTATAGGTCGAGGTCGAGGTCTGGGTCCCGGTCGCGGTGATCGAGAATTTGGCGGCGACGCCGGCGACGGCATTCTGGAGCGGGCCGACCCAGACCGGGGCGGATCCGACGCCGTCGCCGTTCGCCGGGAGCAGCTCGCGGGCTGCCAGGTGGATCGGGGTCCCAAAACCGTAAATGCTCCCCGCCTCAAATTCGGAAAAAATCTGGCGCTTGTCGGTCGAGTAGACGGTCCCCGTCTTGCCTTGACCGACGATCATCACGCGCTGGGGAAGATAGGCGAAGCGCCCGGCGCGGCTGTCATCGGCCAGGACGTCGAGTCCGAGGGCTCTCGCTTGGCTGGTAGGATCGATCGCGGTGCTGACGGTCATCTGATAACCCTCCTAGACGGGATTTTGTACCTGAGCAATTATAGATCCATCTTGTCCTTTTTTCAAGTCGACCGCGACGTCCTCCAGAGGCTCGCCCTGGTATTCCGGGGATACGTCGCGGACCTTAGCCTCCAGCAGAATCCGAGCGGCTGCGATGTGGTCTAGCGTCGGTTGAGTGATGTCTTTCCGGTCGGGCTGGAAAATCTCGACCCCGGAGAGCCGGCGCCATCCGACGATCCCGCGCTTTTGGAGATATTGATTCGGCCCGGAGCTCAAAATCTGCCGGATCAGCCGGATCGCCCTTTGGATACGGATCGCCGCGTCCTGGTCCCCGGGGAGGTGTCCGGTCGCGGTATCCGCGGCTTGGCCCGCAGCCCCGATGTCGAGATAATATCTCCAGGTGTATACCTGCTCGGTGACTTTGGTCTCGACCGGGATTAGGTCCCCGCCGGCGCATCTGACTGAAACGACGGGGGGCTCGGTCGGGTCCTTGAACATCTCCCAGGGGTCCGAGACCTCATGGAATACCCGGATCGCGTAATCCCCGGAAAATACGGCCGGATCCCCGCTGGGCGGGACGTATGCAGCCGCGAGCGCGCGCTGATTGGCGACCTCATCGGCTAGCAGTTGGGCGATCTGAGCCCCGAGAGCCTCCCAGTTGTCAGGCCCGAGGATCAAAGTCTGTAAGAGTTGGGTCATGTCCCGGGGATGTACCTCTCCAGAAGTAGGACCACGCAGCCGAGGGTCCGGTCTGGTATAGCCTCGACGATTCGGGTCCAGAGGGTCTCCCCGTCGATTCCGGTAACGCTGCAGACCCAGGGCTTGCGCGTCCGGTCCTGGACCGCGACGGGAATCCCGAGGGTCCCGAGGTCCGAAATCCTGACCGCAACGTGGGCGAGGCGGGCGATGACTTGCTGACCCGTTTCCGGGTCAAGAGTCCGGGAGATATCCCCGGTTTGACCCCGGAGGCTTAGGCTGTCCCCCTCAGGATTGATCAGGGTGATATCGATCCCAAAGTCCGAGGGTGCGGTCAGAGTCGCCGCGAGGTCCGCCTCAGCCTGGGCCCGGAGGCTCATTTTTTAGGGCCGGATTTGCGGGTCGCCCCGCGCGGGCGGGATACCGTATCCGGCGGGGACTGGGGCTCGGGCGCCTCGGGCGGGGTGGGGGTGGATAGGGTGATATCCGCCGCCGCCCCGATCAAAGTGGCCGATTCAGTCCCCGCCGGTGCGGAGTTCTTAGTCGCGGTCGGGTCCAGGACTACAAGGCCCCGGGAGAGTAAGTCCGCGATCCGCGTGACCCCGTCGCCCCGGAAATCCGAGGCGGAGATGGTCTCGCCCGACCCGCGGACCCCTCGGCCCGTAGTCAAAGCCTTACCCGGCGCGACTCGAAACATCGCGGGATCCGGTCTACAGACCCGTCCGCAGGCAGCCGTGCGTATCGATCCCGACGGGAATCAAGAGCGGCCGAGCCGAGAGGCTCAGGGTCACGCTCTGACCGTTGGGCGCGACGTATGCAAAGGGGAATAGGTCGATCCCCGCCGCCGCGTTGCTCATGCGCTCCGGCAAAAACGGCATCACGCGCTGATCCGGGGGCACGATCTGGGGAATGCCGCCCCAGGTCGCGCGCCGGACGCCGGTGCTCGCCAGGGCGATCACATTCCCCGTGGTCACGAATCGGGTCTTGGTCCCGGTCTGGGGATGGTTGTACATCCCGTTATAGGTCCAGCAGTCGACCCGATAGGCGCCGAGCTCCAGGGATCCCATATACTTGCCGCCCTGACCGTTGGGCGCCATCGGCGCAATCAGACCCGCCTCGATCTTGCGGTTGTCGAGGCGCGCTTTCGCTTTGTCATTGTCCAGCAGGGATTCCCAGGCGGCGGCGCCGAAAATCAGGGTGTCGACGTCCGCGAGCCCGTCCTCCCGGACCACGTCGCAGAGGTCGATCAAATCCTGGATCGGGTCGTATCCGGCGGTCCCCCAGGGGGTTGTCGCGGTCGGGTAGTGCGTCCCCTTGGGGAAAAAGCTCATCGAAAAGGCCGTCGCGCCCGTATCGTCGACCAGGGCGATCTCCCCGTCCTGCAGGCCCTGGGCCGCCTGGAGCTCGATCGACCGGCGGAGGCGCGCCTCCATCTGCCGGAATAGGTTGAAGCTCCGGACGATCCCATTCGCCTGATAGTTGGGATCCTCAAAGGGATTCTGACCGGGCTCCCGTTTGATCAGCGTGAAGCCGTTGATGTGAGCCTCTTCGCAGTAGATCGGGGGCTTGAATTCCTTGTTCGTGTAAACGTCGGCCTTGACCTTGCGGGCGCCGGCGTTCAGGTCGGGGACCGGGACCGAGACCCCCTCGGATCCGCGGACGATGTCGACCTCGACGCTCTCGCCGTTGTAGTAGTCGGCGGCGGTGCTCGGGAAAAATCCCGAGAGGAACATCGTCGGGACGCGCTCCGAGAAGTACGCCTCGATCATCTTCTTGGTTGCGGTGGTGCTCATCTTGGTTTTTCCTCCCCGGCCTACTGATTATCGAGCGTCTGGAGCTCGGTCGCGGGCAGCGCGATCAGACTGTAATCGCGCATCTGATCGAGGACTTTCGCGTCCACGTTGGCGCCGGTGCCATCGGCGTGGATGATCAGCAGCCCGGAATCGAGGTCGCCGTCCACGCAAGCGCGGACCCGGATGTCGCCGCTGGCCGCCTTGGTCGCCTCATAGCCGATGACGGCTTTCGGGATCCCGTTCTCATTGGTCGAGCCGCCCTTGACAAAGGGGACCAGTTTGAGGCTCACAGAGTCGCGCGCGAGGATGGTTCCCGCCTTGACGGTGTGGGGGCCGGCGCCGGCCATGTAGAGGGCTTCGTCCTTAAAAGCCCGGCCATTCCGGATGACCTGCCCGAGATCGTTGTTCGTGACGGTGGGATTCGGCATGGGGTTCTAAGCCTCCAATCCAAAGTGCTCGGCCACCAGAGCGGCGACCTGATTCGCGGTGTCGGACCCCTCGGGGGTCTCCGGCTTTGCCGGGTCTGCGGCCGGGGCCGGCTCGACCGGCTTCGGCTCATCGTCCTCGCGTGCCGCCGTAATGGCAGCCGCGACCGCCGCCTCGGCATACTGAGCCGCGAGGTCGGCGCTCATCGCCGTGCCGTCCGCGATCGCTTTGAGCGCGATCGCCTGACATCCGGGGCGGCTGGCAAGGCTCAGGTGGGACGCGACGCGCGCCTTTTCCTGGGCGACTCCCTCAGCGACCGCGGCGGCGAAGAGGTCGGGATGTTGGGTCTTGAGTTCCTGCAAATCCATCTTTCGCTCACCTCCATCGATTTTTGCGCCGATTTGGTCCCCGTTCTGACTCGCGGCGTCGATCATCTTACGTTCTAAAGCCGGCGCCGCGGTCATCATGCGGCCCCGGCCAAAATCCCGATTAACGACCTCGGCGGTCACTCCGCGACCGGCAGCGATCGCCTTGACTAAAAGTCCATGCAATTCGTCGAGTTGCTCCCGGATTACCTGCCGGCCGGCCTCGGTCGATAGGTCCGGGCGCTTGTCCGGGGCGTCGGTGCTCGTTATATCGACCCATTGGGGATCGATATGGGACCCCGCGGCGACTCCTATCGACCCGACCATAGACGCCGGGCCCGAGGCCTCGATCCGTTTCGCTTGGCTGGCGAGTAAATAGGCGGCGCTTGCGGCTTGGCCCCCGACCCGGGCGGTCACGGGTTTTGAGGCGCTGGCAATGACTTTCGCAGTCTCGAAAGATCCCGAGACCGATCCCCCGGGGCTGTCAATGTCCAGGCGGATCGCCGAGACCTCCGGGTCTATTTCCGCCCGGCGGATCGCGTCCTGAATCTCTGGATAGGTCGTTCCCCCGAGTCCGAAAATCTCGGACAAGATGTCCCGACGCGGGCTCAGGACGCCCTCGATTCTGACCGCCGCGACCCGGCCCTCTCGGGAATAGACCGGGGCGAGAGCCGCCTCGGGATCCATCGCCCGACGCGCGAGGACCTCCAGAAATTCGGGGCGAGCCATCGCCTCGTTACGCTGGGCGACTAGATCCGGGAGTAAAAACCAGAAATCCATGCCGTTATTTTACTCCCCCGCCTCTGATTCGTCAAGGGTCGCCGGCTGAGGCTGGGAGGCGCCCGACGGATTAAAGCCCCCGAGAGGCTTCATAGCCTCGGCCTTTAATTGGTTTTCTTTTTTGAGGCGGCGGATCAGGCGAGAGAATTTCATCCCCGAGACGTCCCGCGCCGCCCGATCGTGTGTGATCAGGCCCTCGGCGATCATCTGGGCGTAGGCCCCGACCTCTTTCTGGATGTCGACCGACTGCTTGATCGCCCCGTTCCAGTCCGCGGCCAGCCAAGCGCCTGCGAGCTCATACGCCGCGACGTCCCGGGCGACCGCCAAAAATCCGGGCGCCTCGATCCGGCCCCCCGCGACCATCGCGGTAAAATATTCCTGATAAACCGGGGCGAGCAAATTCGAGGCCCAGCGCCCGCGCTCACGGTCTAAAAAGCTCTTTAGCTCATTCACAGCGGCCCGGCTGGCGCTGTAGTTCTGCCGGAAAGCCAGGGTCAGAATCTCCGGGGGTATTTCGTGCGCCCAGGCGAGGCCCGAGACGATCGCGGACTCAAATTCCCCGAATCTGATATCCGTCCCCTCCAGCCCGTGCGCCTTGACCTCTTCCCCCGCTTGCATCTCTTCCACCATTAGGCCGGGGACTAGGTTCGAGATGTTAAACTGCCGGGGGCTGCCGTCGGTTCCGGTGACCTGTCCGGAGATCCTCCGGGTCGCGCCGCCCGTCAAGGGCCCAGAGCCGAGGCGCTCGCCGTTCTTGGTAACAAAGATCGCAAGGATCGCATTTAATAGCGCCTTACGCTGGGCGGCGTCGCGATAGCGGTCGATCTCTTTGACCGACTGGAGGACCAGGGAAAGCAGGGGCTCCCCCCTGACCTCGGCGTGGCGCTTGTCCGTTCCATAAACCAGCCAAGCGATCCGCCGGCCGGACTTCTCCCCGATGGCGGGGATCCTCTGCATCTCGCCGGTTGCGGACTTGACCCAAAAAGCGATATGCCGGCCGAGGCTGTCGCGCTCGACCCCCTGGGTGATCTTGTTTCCCTCCCGGGGCTGTTTTCCCCAGGGGGTTCCGACCATCGATCCGGGTATGATCTGGATCCGCGGGACGCCCGCGGGGCCGGTCCTCGCGATGACCAGGACATCGCCCTCTATAACCGCCTCGCGGTAGACCGTTTGCTGAATCTCCGGCCATGTCTGGAGGCTCTGATAATCACAGACCCGGGCGTCGGCGCCCCAGAGCTCGAATCGGCCCTCGACGTCCTCGGACCATTCCGTCCAATCATCCTCGGTCCAGGCGAGCGGAATCAGGTCCGCGATCGGGGTGGCCTCCAGGGTCAAGCCGGTGTTGATTACGTTTGTCACTAGGCGCCGGATCAGGCCCCGGGCGTATAGGTTATCCTTAAAAACCTGGGCGGACCTGGTTCTGAGTGTCCAGTAATCCGCCGAATAAACCCGAGTCTCTCCGAAACCTGCCGGGAATTTCGTGCCGTCGAGCGTGGTCGGGATTACCGGCTCCGGTATGACGGCCGCCATCTGGAGGTCCCCCCGGCGCGGTGCAGTAATGGCAGCAGCCGGGCGCCGCCGACCCCCCAGTCCGAGCCCGAAAAGATCGAAAAAGCCGCTCACCAATCGGGCGCCGCGACGGTCCCCTGGGGTCCGTCGATCCGTTGGGTGAGGATTGCGTATCGGTTGTATAGGGAATCGAGGACCGCCTGGACCCGCGCGATGTCAGCGCGCCGGACCCGCTGTTGACTCTGACCAGTGTCTAGGACGTATTCCTCGACCGTGGGGTCCTGCAGCGCCGCGACCGCGGCCTCGTATGACGTGATCTGGACCATCGTCGCGTCACGCCGGGCGATCAAAAAGGTCGCATCCATGCCCTTATTTTACGCTCCCGGACCCAGGCCGTCAAGTCATCCCCGGAAGATCCCCGAGCCCTCGACGTAATCCCAGAACCAGCGCCAGTCGATAAACTCCAGCCCGGCCTCCCGCTTGCAAGTGTCGAAAGCGATCATCTCGAGGGCGGCGGTGTTATAGACCATTAGATCCCAGGCGTGATTCGCGCGCCCCGGAGTCCGATGCCAGACAAAGCCCTCCCGCTGGCCGGTCTTGGCGTTGATCCTCTCCCGGCGGGTCTCGGCTGTAAGCTGTCGAAAAAACTCGTCCGGGAAGTCCTGGGGGAAGTTGAGACATCCCTCAGGCTGCCGGGGGCCGGTCCTCTCCCGCCTGAGTGCGGCCGAGATTCGGTCCTTGTAAATCGTCGACGTGACGTTAAAAGCGATCGTCCCGGCTTTTGTCTTGTATTCGGAAAATTCGGCGATCTGGGCCGACCGGATCGGCGCGTCCCGGCCCATGATAGGAAAAACCCCGGCCGAGTAGTCCCCGCAAAAAGCATACACTGTATCCGACCGAAAGCCGGCGTCGATTACGGTCATCTGGATCCGGTAGCGCGCGCCGTCATCGGCGAGATAGACCCGATTCTCGATCAGGTCCCGGAGTCCGGCCCAGGCTTTCCCCTCGAGGTCCTCGGTGTCCCCCTTGATCCTGACCCAATCCAAACCCCAGAATCTTTGACCGCGTGTCCATCCCCCGGTCAGGATGTCGATCCGCTCTTCGTGCACGTCGACCGCCGCGGTTATGACCTCGACCCGGCCGCCGCCCTCTTCCCGGGCCGCCTCATTCGGGATCTTGGCCGAGTGATAGATCCCCCGGCGGTGCTGGGTCACTATCTCGAATTTCGGGCTCTCGCCGTGCTCTTCCCAGGGCCAGCCCAGGACATTGTTGTAAAATTGCTGCAATTTTTCCTTGTTACGGGGTCGGCCGCTTTCGACGTCCCAGGCTTCCAGCCATTTCCGGACCAGCGCCTCCCAGGTCTGCATCCCGACCGGGGAATAGAGCGCGCTCAGGTGATAAGACCGGCGCCCGGGGTATTCTGAGCGCGCCGTCGGCTCCCAGCGCCCGCGCCCGAGGAAATTCGCCTTGTCGTCGTTTTCCCATTCCCCCGCGCAGTAATGGCAGATATATCTGACCGAGCCGGGGCGGAGGGAGCCGTCGGATTCGGTGTCCCAGCGTAACCCGTAGGCCGTCCCGTCATCCTCGATCCCCGAGAATCTGAGGTCCTGGAATTTCCCGCAATGCTTGCAGGGGACCATGTAGCGCCGTTGATCGCCCTTCATAAATTCCCGGAAAATCCGGGACGTCTGCATCACAAGGGGGGTCGACCCCCGGATGATCTTCCGGCTCCCCTCGAAAGCCGCGGTCCTGTCCTCGGCGAGCGCCATCGGGTCGCCCTCCCGCCCGACCTTGTCGGGATAGGCGTCGACCTCATCCTCCATCAAAAACCGGATCGGCGTGCTCCGGAGCTTCCCCGCGCTCCGCGCGCCCTGGATGATCAGGCTCCCGCCCCCCTGCCATTCGATCCGCTTGCCGGCGGATCCGCTCTTTCGCTTGTTCGTGACATCGTGGCTTTTGATCAGCACGTCCAGGCCGCTGGTCCGTAGCATGGGCGAGATGTGGCTGTCCTTCCGGAGCGCCGCCATCCCATCGTCCACGGTGAGCAGCATCGCCGGGGCGTCCTTGACCTGGTCGACCAGATACCCGATCAGGTTCTCTAGGATCCCGGACGTGAATCCGATCTGTACGCCCTTTAGAAAGTCGATCTCAGAGACCGGGGAAAAGGGGCTCATACAGTCCAGGGGCTCCCGGAGGTAGGGCGTTACCGTGAAGCTATAATACCCGGGCAGCGCCGACTGTTCGGGCGCGAGGTAGCGCCGGCGCTCCGCCCAGTCCGAGGGCTTGACCGGGTCGAGATGGTCGGTCAGAGCCGCGAATTGCTGGGCGAGCCATCGCCCTGAATCAGTCGTTCTTGAGTCTGGCAAGGTTATCCGCCATCGCCTGTTTGGTATTCTTGATCTGGATCCCGATCAGTTCCGCGACTAGAGCCTGGGCCTCGGCCGGCTCCGCCCCCGCCTTGGCGAGCGCGTAAATCCGCCGCGCGAGTGTCTGGGGCGTGTCGGTCAAAAGCCGCTGCGCGAGTTGCTCCAGCGCCCCGAAAATATGGGTCCGGACCATATCCCGCGAAATCAGAGACCCGAGCCTCTCATTATTTACGATCTCCCGGCCCCGGAGGTCCTCAGCCTTGCGCCGGATCTCCAGCCAAGTCAGCATAGACTCGGGCAGCCCGAAAGAGTGCCGGAGCTCCCGGAGGCTCATATCTAAAAACTTGTCGACGCTATCCCCCCGGCTGGGCGTGACTCCAGACCGCGCGGCCGCACCGTCGGCGGGCGCCGCCTCTGCGACCTGGCCCCCCGTCGCCTGCAGGTCCCCCAGGACCGCCCGCGCGACCCCGAGCGTAATCCCGAATTCCTCGGCGAGCTTGTACGCCCGGGGCTTGCCGGGCTGTTTTTTTATCCACGCGGCGAGCGCCTCCGGCGTCATCGCGCGCCTCCCGGGCTGGGTCCCCTCGGCTACAGCTGCCGGGCCTGTCGGATCCGCGTCGGGTGCCGAGGCGTCCGCGCCGCCCAGAGGACGCTCGAAAGCTGAGAGCGGTCCCCCATCCATCGTGAATCCCTCCGGCATCTGGGCCCGAGGTCTCCCCGTGGTCTTGGGGCCCTGGTGGGCGATTATGTACGTCTGGACCTCCGGATGGTCGAGGTCGAGCTTTCCCCCGATAAATGCCGGGACCAGTCGCCCTTCGTGCGCCGCCTGATGGACTGTCATCCGGTGCACGCCGCAGATTTTCGCGAGCCTGGAGATCGTGATCAGGTTCTTTTCCATCGGCTACCGTTCCAATCTGCAGAGCTCGCGGGACGCGCGCCGGGGCCAGGTGTCCCAAAATTAAGCCGTCCGGTGGCCGGAAAATCTTGCCGGTGTTTCATTTTTGGACCTGACCAGAGGCAAAAACCGACTTTTTTTTCATAGACTTTGGGTCGGAGCGTAACC